TACATCACAATGGAGATGGCTGAAGAGAAGATTGCAGAAAGAATTGATGCTAACCTTCTCGATGTCAACATCCAGGACATACAGGAACTACCTGAACAAGTCTTCTCAAAGAAGATTGCAAAGATCGCCGCGAAGACTACGGGACACCTGATCGTCAAGGAGTATCCTACTGCTTCTGCCCACGTGGGTCACTTCCGTGCCTTACTGCAGGAACTGAAGTTGAAAAAGACGTTCATTCCTGATATAATATTCGTGGACTATCTCAATATCTGTGCCTCTTCTCGGTATAGGGGTGCAGCAAACGTGAATTCTTATTCTTATGTCAAAGCAATCGCAGAAGAGCTCAGGGGTCTCGCGGTCGAAGCCTCTGTCCCAGTGGTCTCAGCTACGCAGACTACTCGCTCTGGTTTTTCTAGTTCAGATCCTAATCTTACTGATACTTCTGAATCATTTGGCCTTCCAGCTACCGCTGATCTTATGTTCGCTTTGGTTTCTACCGAAGATATGGAGAACCTTAGCCAGATAATGGTCAAGCAGTTGAAGAACCGCTACAACGATCTGAACATGAACAAGAGGTTTGTAGTGGGCATTGACCGTGCTAAAATGAGACTGTACGACTGCGAACAAACTGCTCAGGATGACCTGATGGAGGACATCGTAGAAGTACAGTACACGTCTAAAGAAGACAACAACAAATCCAAATCCAAATTCGACGATTTCAAATGGGAGTAGATTTTACAAACTATCAACGTTTTGTCAACGGAGTGACAAGCAAGGAATCTCAGGATTCTGATGCCTTTATCTACCGTTTGCAGGAACTCGGTGGTGAGATTGCAGTGCAACGCCTTCTTACTGCTGCTGTTGGTATGTCCGCAGAGGCAGGTGAGTTCACTGAAATCGTGAAGAAGATGATCTTCCAAGGCAAACCTGCCAGCGAAGAGAATTTGTTTCACTTGAAACGAGAACTGGGTGACATCATGTGGTATGTTGCACAAGCATGTATGGCACTGGAAGTTGACATGGATGAGGTGCTAGATATGAATATCAAGAAACTGGAAGCACGTTTTCCTGAAGGCACTTTCAGTGAGTTCTACTCAGAGAATCGTAAAGATGGAGACATCTGACCTTTGCATCACCTGCATCAAGATTGGAGACAAGTTTGATGCACAGTATGTAAACAAACTCTACAACATGGTGCGTCGTCAAACCGATGCACCATTTTTTTGCTTCACTGATAACCCTAGTGGCATCAAAGAGGGTGTCACTGTGGTAGAAATCGATGTCTCTAAGTATGCTCAGTGGAAAAACTGGTGGGCAGCATGGTGGAAGATCAATATGTTTGTTCGTCCTGAAATTCAGGGGTTCAAACGTAAGTTGTTCTTCGATCTGGACGTGATTATCCATGGTGATATCACTAAGATTTTGGAAATCAATAGTCCATTTGCTCTAGTCTACTCCTCTTGGAAAGGACTCCCCTTTCAGGTCAAAAATCCAACCAAATCCTTGTTCAATTCCAGTGTAATTGCCTGGGATGATGCGAAGCACATTTATGATTACTGGGCACAAGATGCTAGGGGGTTTGTCGCTAAGTATGCTGGCACTGATGACTTCTATCACAACGAAAAGATAAAAAGATATCGACTTCCTCCAATCATCTACTCATATAGAGATGGTTGTGCTCCAAAGCAGGAGAGTTCTTTGACGTTCAGACCTAAGATGGCACTTGCTATCCTACATCAACGTCCTAAAAACCACGAACTAGATCCTAGTGTTCACCCTATTGTAAAATACTGGGCATGATCTAAATAATTTGGACAAGAGGAACTACTATGGGATATAAACCACCAGCACACCCCGAATCATACACTGTGAACTGGTTGATTTTGGATAATCAACCTGTAGATTATATTAGGAGGATTGCTGAGTCTTTTGAGGCACAGATGACCCGGCGTATGCCAGGTAGAGTATCGTTCAATGTCCTTACCCATGATCAGTTTGAGAAAGAATATGGTAAACCCGCTAATTTAGACACTGCATTAGATTTTTTATATAAAAACACCATCCAGATAGTTGTTTACCCCACTGCTGTGTTGGGTGAAAAGATTAGGGAAGCAATTCATAGAAAGATGAATAAAATTCCAGAGAAAATAACCCCTTGGTTTACTGGTGAGACTGATTATACGGCACTTGATATGCCATATGCTTTCAGGAGTGAACAGCATGCCAACTCGTTCTTCCAGAGTGGACCAGGTGAAAAAGTTCTCTACTATAATAACTTTTTGAACATAAAATCCATGGCAATTGTGCCTTGGGGATCTCGTAGAGTCATCGCTGGAGATAAACCATTCACAACTCCAGAAGATTTTGAAGGTGCCAAGATCAAAACTCAGTATGGGACTGCATTAGAGCAGGATATCTTTGAATCTCTGGGTGCTGAGGTTAGTGGCGATGCTGATGCATATGAAACTGATTTGGTGAACTTGGACTCGTCTAAGAAATATGTTACTGAGTTGAATCACAGTATCAATGGGTATGTTGTGCTAGCATCTCACCCATTCTGGAGACATTCTGTCAAGTGTGAGTGTGACTATAGAGATCACACCCCAGAAGAAGAGGATCATTGCTTGAGAAAGCAGATGAAGCGAGCATGTAATGAAGCAGCACGTGCCACTAGTATTTGGAACGATAGTGATACAGAAAACCTGAGGAATGATCTGAAAGAGAAGGGTGTTCAATTTTTCTCGATCGATGACATTGATGCGTTCAAAGAAAAGACTAGGGGTGTATATGATAAATACATGAGCAAATTTACTCCAACTCTTTTCGATAATATAAATGAAACATGTGACCAAGAAGAGTCGGTATGGTGCGATAAGATGACAGTCACTTGACTTTGCCATCTCAACATCTTATAATTACAGTGGAACGACGCCGCCACCCAAATAAAAGATCGTCGGTAATATATTCAGTAAAACATTCAAAATGTCTTTTGCATCCCCTAAGTGGTTTGAGCGTTTCCCTCGGACCATCGCCAAAGCCGTTACTTGGCGTTCCTGGATGATGGTCACCAACTCCGTGATTGGTTGGATCGTTGCCGGTAACCCTTGGAAAGGTCTTACCATCGGACTTATGGCACTTGTGATCAACTCAACGCTCTATCTGCTGCACGAGCGTCTGTGGAACCGTAACGACTGGAACCGTCGTACGACTTCTGCAACGGATCGTGTGGTCATCTGAGCCACATATCTAGCAGGGATATAAATACTTCTAACTGTTCAAGGATAACCTACTAATGAAAAAAGTACGTTGGGTGCTAGCACACGAACCAATTGAGCTCTTCCTGAGAGCTGCAAGGAAGTTTGCCCATATGATGGAGATGCTTGATCCTGGTTATCTGGAAGTGGAAATTCTTACACTTTCCGAGTATGCCGACAAGTATAATGATGGAGTTGCAATCTCCAAGCATGATATCTTGCAGTTGATGAAGGATGGTAAGATCGAAATGTCACAGATGTACACGTCCACTCTTGGACGTGAGCATAATACAGACCTTCGGGTCCTCGACATGCCCTATCTGTTCCGTGATCATGAGCACGCACAGAAGGTTCTAGAGGGTGACATTGGTCGCGAACTTCTCAGTGGTCTCGATGACGAGGCTAAGGGGCATCGTAGCGTTCATGGTCTGGCATTCACCTATTCAGGTGGATTCCGCATGATCCCTGCTAATAAAAAGATTGAAAAAATTGAAGATTTCCAAGGGCTTCCCCTTCGCTGTAACAACTCTGACATTGCCAAAGAAACACTGAAGGCAGTCGGTGCTGTTCCTGTTCCTATTGAACTTGAGCAAATCAACGAAGGCGTGCAAGACGGCGACATTATTGGTGGTGAATCCACATACCCTCGTTTCTTCGGTTTGAAGCAAAACGAGTGCATGAACACTATCAATGATGCAGAGCACTCTCTCTTCCTGACGACTATCATTGCAGAGAAGGATTTCTGGACATCTCTGCCCAGAGAAAAGCGCCTGCATATCAAGAGAGCATCAATTCTTGCAGCACGTGCTGAGCGTATCTGGTCTGTCGAAGACATTGATGTTGTAAAGAGTAAGTGCGTTGATGAGAACATCGAAGTTGTTACGATGTCCGACTCCGAAAGAGCACGTTTCAAAGAGGCTACACTGCCCCTCTATGACCAGTTCAAGGACAGCTTCCCTGCCGGTATGGTTGATCGCATCCGTGCAGAAGAAGGTTGTGGCATGGAATTTGGTCTAGATGACGACGATTGTTGATCACAATCTGAGTGACCAAAAGGCAGGCGTTATGCCTGCCTTTTTTATTGTTTACGTAAGGCCCCCCAATGAGTTTGAAGCGAGATTATAGTCAACGTATATGGGCTAACCATGATTGGGACCATAAGTATTGTCCTGACCCTATTAGATTTCCTCCCGACATTCAAAAACAGAGAGATACATTCTTTGATAAAGAGAATGCTCTGAACACTTACTTCATGACACGCATGATATGTCGTGCAGGTAGACTTCGTACTCGAAAAAAATATACAATCCTATCTCCTATCCTTCCCCGTGATGACCGCCATACTGATATGGACTTCGGGGATTGTGCAGATGAGTCAGCACTAGAGTGTATTAGAAAGGCAGATAATAGAAATGTAAATGTCCTGTGGTCAGGTGGTATTGATAGTACCGCAGTATTTTGGGCACTACAAAAAACTGGTCACCCATTCAATCTGCACTTTGATCCTGTTGCAGAGACAGAGCATCCTTTTTTGTGGGATCTTCTCCATAAGAATAAGTTTCCCCAAGTAACTTTGTGTAATAATTATGGGATGGGACTCATTGATGAGTATGCCGATGACCCAGACCAATACTTTGTTATGGGTGAACCTGGAGATAATATACACGGTGCAGGTAGGTCATTTATCTTCAGTAAAGAACAAAGGAATGCTCCATACCATGAGAATGTTCCAGAGTATATTGACAAGATGTTGTTTCAGTCAGTAATGGAGGTACTCAATAAACCTGATGCTAATTTGAAGCAATGGCATTGGGCAATGAGTTACACGTGTAAATATCAATATTGTATGCTTCGTTCTATTAGAAACTTTCATCTGTATTGTTACGACCGTCCTGGTATCCCGGCAAACCTTCATCTTTTTTATGACACCCCTAATTTCAACAGGTGGTCTATTACAAATCAAACAGAGAATAGTGCATGGCAAGAACATCGTGAGTATAAGATGCCCGCTAAAGACTATTGTCTAGTAAATGGTGACTCTCAAGATTATAGGGATAATAAATTGAAAGTCCCATCATCTAACAGGGAACGTTTGACTATGTTTACTAAACCTTGTTCTGGTATGGTTGTAGATGAGGATTGGATGTTGGTTATCAAAAGAACTTTTGGTTCTTCAGCACCTGATATTGAATACGGTGGTAGAACTCTAAGGAACGGAGAAGTAAGTAGACTACCATGAAAAGATCTAACACTCGGTTAGCAGATGTCAATGAAATTTTTTGTACATTTCTTCTGAATAACAGACAATTTCCTGACCCTGCTACCGAAAGGGAATTCAAAAGGAAAGTTACTTTACTATCTGATAAAGAAATTGCAGAGCAGACTGGTCGTGCTCGTGTGATGGTAAAGGAGTTCTTGAGGATAGCAGGTGCTAAGGGATATCAGTTTCCCAAAGCAGTTTATTGGACTGCTAGACCTGGTTTCAACTTCCAACAATTATTGGGTGTCAAAATAAACCAGAACAAGTTCCCTGCTGACATCCTAGTGGAGTTTAGGGGTGGTGGATTCCTTGGGTTCTCTGCAAAATCAACTACCAGTGGTGATGTGGGATTCAAAAACCCTGGTATGGGAACAGTTGATAGGGAATTGGGTATCAACAATACAGATTACGTCACAAAGCAAGAGCAAGTTATACGAAACGTGTATAAGGACTTTGGGCGTTTGAGTAATGAGTTGAGATCAAACCAAATGAGAAAATGGAAAGAGGCTGCAGACCCTAAGTTCCTTGATATATCACGTAGGGGATCTAAAGTAGAGACATACTGTAGGAATAGGTTGCTTACACGTCTCAATCAAATGG